GTCACAGATAGTCAAGGCTACCTTCCGTGTATTGACATTGAAACTTGGCAAACTGAAAGTGCCAATGATTATGACCAATCACACCTATGATGTAATTGGTTCGATGTTCCCACAGAAAGAGATGGGTGGTGGTTCAGGACTCAAGTATGCTGCATCTACAATTATATATCTTTCAAGGAAGAAAGACAAAGTAGGTACAGACGTTGTGGGTAACATCATACATTGCAAGACATACAAGTCTAGACTTACAAAAGAGAATCAAATGGTAGACGTTAGGTTGTCTTATACGAAGGGTTTAGACAGGTATTACGGTCTTTTAGAGCTTGCTGAGAAGTATGACATTATCAAAAAGGTATCTACACGCTATGAGTTGCCAGATGGCTCAAAGTTTTTTGGCAAACAGATACTAGAAGATCCAGAAAAGTATCTTACTGAAGAAATTATGCAACAGTTAGATGAGGCTGCTGGTAAAGAGTTTAAATATGGCTAAAACAAAGAAGAAACTAAGAATGGTTAAAAAAGATGAAGTGGCAGAAATACCAACTCCTGTTATCAAATTAGATGATGCTGAGTTGGCCAATATGTCTACAGGTAAGTATAAAGTTTTTACTAATGGTGCTGAAGAGGAAGATTTGAAAGGAAAATATCTTGCTATAAATGTAGACCATTTGGTGTCAATTTTTCCTATGGGTGATAAGACTTTTCTTTTCAGTACCACAGGAAATTCATGGACTGTAGCTGAAGATTTTGCAACAGTCATAAAAAGATTGAATATCAATAATGGATAATTACATCCGCATCTATGATAAGGTGTTAGATGAGGATTCTTGTGAGTTTCTTATTGACAAGTTTGAGAAGTTTGAGGACCGACAGGAAAAGGTTTTGATGGAACAGAATGATTTGGTAGTATCATTCAATCAGATAAACATTTATAACCATGATGAATGGATAGGCACAAGAGAAAAGTTGATAGAGGCTATGCTGCATTATGTTAGTATCTATAAAAAAGATTGTAACATAACTGAAATAATGTGGCCCATAACAACAAAAGATTATGGCTTTGAGGCTATCAGAATAAAACGATATCTGCCTAATGGCTTTGATAGATTTGATGACCATGTGGATTCATCTAAAGGTTGTGAAAAAAGATTCCTCAATTTTCTTATCTATCTAAATGATGTTGAAGAAGGTGGTGAAACAGAATTCCCACAGTTGTATAAACCAGGAACTTATATACCTTTATCGGTGAAACCAAAAGCAGGAACGATGGTAGTATTTCCACCTATGTGGCCATGGCTACACGCCGGTAGAAAGCCGGTATCTGGTCCGAAATATTTTGCTCATTCGTATTTACATTATGTATAGATTTGATTGGATAGAAAACAAAGAAACAAAAGAAAGTGCCTTAATAATACAAGAAGGTCCTTATGAGAATGTTATTTTTATTTTTAAGGATGGCAGAATAATATTAAAGGATGAAAATGGAGAACCTTTAGATTTGGAAAGTGTAGAGGAAATCCCTATTGACTTTAAGTATGAAGTGTTGTATAATCCTAATGAAGTAGATGTTTTGACAAGCGATTTTAAGAATGCTTTAGGTGATATCTTTATGACGGTGTTACAAGAAAGCGTGCAGAATGAAAATTATAATTTGGTGAATGATGAGAATAGAAACGACAATACTGAGCAACCTGATTCATAATGAGGATTATACTAGAAAGGCAATCCCATTTATCAAGGAAGAATATTTCCAAGATCAGGTAGAGAAGGTCATATATAAAACTATCTGGGATTATGTAGATAGATATAAAAATAATCCAGATGTTGAAGCATTATTGATTGAGATTGGTAAGGCAACATATACAGATGACCAATATAAATCTGCTACTGATTATCTTTCTGAAAAAATAACTGAATCAAAAGTAGAGCTGCAATGGCTCTTGGATGAAACAGAGCAGTGGTGTAAAGACAAAGCCATTTATCAAGCCATACTCAATGGCATCCAAATCATAGATGGAAAAGATAAGGACAAAACTCCTGAGGCTATTCCAACTATTCTTACAGAAGCTCTTTCAGTGTCCTTTGATACACACATCGGACATGATTATCTCGAGCAGTCAATAGACCGATATGAGTTTTATCACACAGTAGAAGATAAGATTCCATTTGATTTGGATTATTTCAATCGTATTACTAAAGGCGGACTTCCAAAGAAAACTCTAAATGTATGTCTTGCCGGCACAGGTGTTGGTAAGTCATTATTCATGTGCCATTCAGCATCAGCTACTCTAATGCAAGGCAAGAATGTATTGTATATTACTTTAGAGATGGCAGAAGAAAAGATTGCAGAGAGAATAGATGCCAATCTGATGAATATCTCAATGGAAGATTTGCATGACCTTCCACGACATATGTATGAAGATAGGTTTGGTAAAGTCCAAAAGAAAACTCACGGCAGATTGATAGTCAAAGAATATCCAACAGCGTCTGCTCATTGTGGTCATTTTAGGTCGTTATTGAATGAGTTGGCATTGAAAAAGGATTTCAAGCCAGATATCATCTTTGTGGATTATCTGAATATCTGTGCATCGAGCAGGTTTAGAGCCAGTGCTGCTGTGAATTCTTACACATACATCAAAGCCATCGCAGAAGAATTGAGAGGGCTTGCTGTAGAATGTAATCTGCCTATTGTATCAGCAACACAGACAACAAGGACAGGATTTGTGTCAACTGATATTGGTTTGGAAGATACATCAGAATCCTTTGGTCTACCAGCCACAGCAGACTTGATGTTTGCATTGATATCTACCGATGAGTTGGAAGAGTTGAACCAGATGCTGGTAAAACAACTAAAGAATAGATACAATGATCCAACATTGAATAAGAAGTTTATTGTTGGTGTTGATAGAGGCAAGATGAAGCTGTATGATGTAGCACAAACAGCTCAAACAGATTTGGTAGATACAGGCCAAGAGGAAGAAATTGTTGACCGTTTTGCAGACTTCAAAGTTTAGAATAGTAGAGCGTGAAGAATTTTATACAAGACCTGAAGATGCTAAGCGATTGTATGCTGAAGTTATAGACAGATACGGCACCAACTTTGATACATTCATAGAGCCATCGTGTGGCGCCGGTGCGTTTCTAAATCTGATGCCGTCTAACAAGATTGGTATTGATATCAAGTTTGGTGTAGATTTCTTTGAGTGGGAGTTTCCTCCTGGCAAAAATATTGTTATCGGTAATCCTCCATTTGGTAGGAAGGGTAAGATAGCAATGCAGTTTCTCAACAGGTGTGCTGAGCATAGTGATGTTGTGGCTATGATATTACCGAGTATCTTCTCCAAGTTTACCTTTATCAACCGAGTGAATCCTGTATTGCATTTGGTGTATGAAACTCCTGTAAGAGAGTTTGTAACACCAGACGGAGAGCCCTATTCGGTCAAGTGTGTTTTCCAGATATGGGAGAACAAGTATCCACAACTACGACCAAAGATAATCAGGCAGTCCAGTTGTCCTCAGTTTGATATGATACACAGGCATATCTCCAGAACAACACCAGAAGAACTAGAGCAACTCAAACAAGAGTATGACTTTACCATAGCACAGATAGAAGGTAAGGTGGGTGATACAAATGTTACAAAAGGCAGTCAGTTTTTTGTGAAGGATAATACACCAGATAAATGTGTCCGCAAGATTATGGAACAATTAAGCTATACAGACAACAGAGATTTCCACATAGGTGCTGTGTCTTTGACTAGGGCTGATGTAGTAGAAAGATTTTTAGTGAAGTATAATAAAAGATAGGTTTAAGATATTTTTCCGAATGGGCCGAATCTTGAACCAAAAATTTCACCTCTTTTTTGTGCCATATTATATGTGTCTTTTATAAAGACTTCAAATTGACCAAGGTTAGTAACACCACTAGGTTTTTTTAAATTTTTATAAACCATAGTCAAATCATAAGCCCAGTTTAAAATTTGTATACCCATAGTTATAGATTTATGTGTAGGAGAATCTTTTTTCCATTTACCATTTTTTTTACCATCTATTATAGCTTCAATGAAAGGATACTTACTACCTTTTTTAAATTGGCTTTTATTTTTAAATTCCAATATAGGAGATGCCAGCACAATATCAATTTTAGCTTTCATAGCTGTATATTTAGAATCAGATTCAGCCGCTACATCAGGAATTTCTTTTAGAGCATCTTTCCAGTTAGGTAGTGTATAACCAGGATTGGCTTCATCTTGGATATATTTTTCTAATAAATTTTTAGGAATTTTTCCTAATTGTGCACCACCTCCTATTGGTTTATATTCTAAATTAATATTGTGAGTTCCTGATTGACTACTACCAATTCTCATAGAAGCTTTCTTTCCTGTACCCTTTCTAGGAAGTTCATCTAGAGTAAATTCATTAGTGAGTATTTCAAATTCCAATTTTTTGTTATCCCAAGGCAAATTTACTTGCCATTTATTATATTTGATTGGATTTAATTGCTCAAAATTACCACCTTTCATAGTTAAGTTCAATAATTCATAATGCATTTTTTTACTTTCGTGTGTTTTTGGAGATGAACCTGCTACAGTTTTCTTTAAAGATATACCTACAATTACTGGTGGGTTAGATTTAAAAGCAGCTATTAACGCTTGATTGACTTCTGTAATATATTGGGCTCTTTTAATATCAAGCATTACTCCATCATAATTAGGAGCACTTTTATTTACTAACCAAATATCTGCTGGATTCCAAGAATCTTTTTGAGTTATCTTTCCAAATTTTTCCCATTCACCCAAACGATTACTTTTAATTACTTTTTGCTCTGAGGTCATTTTTGATATAAGTGCTTCTTTGGGAGGCCCAAATTTTACAAGATTAGTAATAAAGTTTAAAAATTGGTCATAATCAAAAACATCAAAGGCACCATCAGGCAGTTTTGTTTCAAATTCAACCTTTTTAAATTGCAAAAGGAAATGGTAATACCATTCTCTCATACCTATATCTTTAGCTATTTTGGCTGCAGGTGTGACACCATCACCACCTTTAGCTTTAGGTATAGGTTTTAAACCAGGCCAGGTATCACTTAAATTGAATCCACCAAATCCTGGCATCTTTCCAGTACACAGTAAATCAAAATCTCGTTCAAGTATAGCATCAGTTTTGCCTTTAGGTTTATAGTTACTTGGGCCTAATAAGATTTCAAATATTCGTAGGGTTACCGTTTCTTGCATTTCAGTCCCGGGAGTAGAAGTTGCGGGATCTCCTCCAGCTTTACCTCCAAGTTTTCCAGTTTTTTCTATTTGGGCAGGATTAGCCTTAATCTCTTTACCAGCCTTTTTTCCGACAATCCATACTTGATCGTTTCCTTTCCTTTTAGTTTTCTTTTCTATTGTGACCGTAGGTAAAATGTTAATGGATCTTATTAGGGCTGTTCTTTCAGGAGAGGTTTTTTTCCAATTACCTGTGGCCGTTTTGGTCATTTTAATAAGTGCGGCTTTTGTATATTTTTTTCCGCCGACATCTATAAAATCTGCTTTAAATTTTGTTCCACCTTTACTTAATATAAAGTCATCACCCTCAACTATCATTTCGATAAGCCCAGGAATTCTAGTAGATGGAGGTGTACCCAAATAAGATTTTTTCTTTTCTGATTGCTGTAGATTTTTTAAACTGGTTGATGCCATACAAATATTTATAGAAGCATAAATATGGAAGAAGAATAAAATACTAGACTAATATGCTAATATGTCAAAGACTACACAAAATCGACACAATTTTGACATAAACATAATAATGTCAGGATATAGACATAATTTAGACAAGACATTTAGCCCTGGATGTGATACCATATATAGATAAGATGAAAGATTTAACACAATTTTTGGGAAGATATGTATAACTACAAACAATATCAGGAGGCCAATAATGTTCCGTTGGGCATTCTTATGGAAGATAGGAACACCCATCTAGAACATCTAGAGGATGATATTCTCAATAATGGTGTGCGTGGCGGCCAAAACGCCATAGCATTCCTCAACGCTTTAGATAAGATGATGAGCGGTCACAGTAAGAATAAGATGAATGTGACCGTCAAGTGGGATGGTGCACCGGCCATTTGGGCAGGTATTAATCCAGAGAATGGTAAGTTCTTTGTTGGGGGTAAACATATCTTCAATAAAGTTCCAAAGATTAATTACACCAATGCTGATATTGACAGGAACCACCCAGGCGCTGGTTTGAATAAAAAACTCAAAGTGGCATTGGCTACATTCCCAGCATTAAATATCCCTGGCAT